GTTTAGATACTTTAGTCCTGCGTTGACGTTTGGAGATTCTAGTAAAACTAAGTTTCTCAAGAAGATCAGACCAACCTTGATTGGTGCAAACGAAGAAACAATCTTTGTTAAGTGGGCTTACGACTTTAAAACAAACTACAAGAACTACGAAATTAACGTAGGTAACCAAGTGCCAGCGTACTACGGCGTATCAGAGTACACAGTTGGTACATTTACTGGTGGTATCTTAACTACTAAACCTACTGTTAACGCTACGGGTAGTGGTGGTGTTGTTACGATTGGGCTAGAGGCTGACATAGACGGCTCTCAGCTTTCAATTCAGGAGATTAACGTACTAGCATTAATAGGTAAAACAATATGAGCAACTATACTAAGACAACGAACTTTACTGCTAAGGATACGTTGCCTGCTGGCGATACTAACAAGATTATCCGTGGTAGCGAGTTTGATACGGAGTTTGATGCTATTGAAACAGCATCAGCCACTAAAGCAGATATAGCGTCACCGACGTTTACTGGCACTGTGACAATACCCGCCTTAAACTTTACGGGAACTCTGTCTACAGGAACGATTGATGGAGGTACTTACTAATGGGTATTTTAAGTGATCTCATTCCCAGTGAAATTGAAGACCTGTTGACTGCTGAACTTCCTACAGCAACAGCGCCTGACATTAGTTTCAAGGGATTTACCGTAACAGGCCCAACCGGAACAGCTACACCTCTAGGGGTAGGAGGGACTACCTTTACTCTAGGACAAACGCAACAAGCTATCCAGAACGCTCTAGAGGCTCAAACACTCGCTAGACTAGGAGCTTCTGCGGGTGCTGGTGCTGGCTTAGGGGCCGCTGGTGAACAGTTGTTGGGCATAGGTCAACAGCAGTTAGGCGTATCTCCGTTTGGCCTCGCTGGTCAACAAGCGGCGGCACAACAGGCGTTTGGCTTAGGTGGGCAGTTCATGGGTCAGGCTGGTATGCCTATGGGTGCTAGAGAACAAGAGGTGTACGATAGAATTAGAGCTACACAGCTTGCTGAAGAAGAAAGACAACGGCTTGCTCTAGAAGAACGTATGTTTGCCCAAGGAAGAGGTGGTGTACGCACTGCTATGTTTGGTGGAACACCAGAGCAACTAGCGATGGCTCAAGCACAAGAGCAAGCACAAAACCAAGCGGCACTAATGGCTATTACTCAAGCACAACAAGAACAGAGACAAGCGGCTGACATTGGTGCAACTTACGGTCAGCTAGGATCTAACATTGCTACTCAACGACAAGCTCTAGAAGCCGCACAGCAAGCAATGGCTATGGGTGCACTACAGGGCGGCATGGGCTTGATGGCAGGAGGTCTTGGGTTAGAACAGGCACAGCAAGGGATTGGCTTGAGTGCACTTCAGGGTGCTTACATCCCACAGGCGGCTATGCTCTCTGCGTTCTCTCCTGCACTCAACGTGGCTAGCTTGGCTGACGTTGCACGTAGGCAGGGCGGTGAGTTTGATCTAGAGGCACAAATGGCTAACATTTCTGGTGAAGTTGGTCGCAGGACAGCACTGGCTAATATGTACGCTGGTTTGTATGGTGGTCTTTTGTCTGCTGGTGGAAGCCTTCTTGGCAAAATTTTTAATTTTTAGTAGCTAGGGGATAAATAAGATGGCTTACAATATTGGTGGAATGTTGGCCCAATCGGGACAAGGAATTGGAAGGACTATCGGAGGCGGCTTTGCTGACTTAGGCGCTGGCATAGGAACAGGCATAGGTGGTATGTTGACTCGCCGCAGGGAGCGACAAGCACTAGAAGAAGCCCGTAAAATTATTAATCAGTATTCAACAGCAGGAAACATCAATCCCGGGATGTTGACTAAGAAAGCACAAGAAGCTGAAGCAGCGGGTAATGATCAACTTGCAAAACTTTATAGGCAAGGTGCTGAACAAGCTAATACAAACATGGTTGCTGGTCAAAACCTGACTGCTTACAATCAACTAGCTACACAGGCAGGTCTTTCTCCTGAGGAGGCTTCTATTGGTGTACGTGGTTTAATCGCTGGTCAGTACAAAGATCCATCAGCCGCCCTTAAGGGTACTATGGATACTCAGCAGATGGTTAAATCTAAAGCCAACAAAGAGTACGCTGTTGAGCAGCTTAAGGCAGAAGGCTTGGAAGATATTGCTAATGACATAGAACGTGGGCTGTACACAGATGCACAGGTTGGTTCCGTTCTGGCTAACGCTAGACAAGCAAAAGCAGCAGCAGAACAAGGACAGGCGGGATTAGAAGCCTTTGTTACTACGGCTGGTTTGTCCGACACTACGTTTGGTCAAGCGGTTGTAGAAGGTAAACTAGAAAATGTTTCCTCTAGCTTAATATCTAAAATGGCTACAGAAGCTATCAACGAAAGACAGACAACAGAACTTGTTAAGAACCTCAAGGCAATGGACAGAGAAGAAGCTAAAGAAGCTGCTGAGTTACTTGAGTTAGGCGTAATTACTGATGAAGGAGCTAAGAAGCTAGTTGTTGAAGGCAAAAGAGGCCCAAAGATTTCTACGTCTAACATGAAGCAATACGTGCTTGATGACGGTAGAGTGGTCTGGGGCGGCGACATTACTGTAGACGGGAACGAGCGAAAAGCTTATCGTGATCCACAGAATCCTAATAATATTATTGATCTTCCTGCAGAAGCTGTAGAGTTAAAAGGTGAGGCTAGGATACGTGGAGAAGACTTACGTCTTGCTGGTATTCAGCTTGCGGAAGAGCCAAAGTTTTCTGACTTAGCTGCTACAGATCAAGAGAAAGCCAAAGTTGCTTTTGCGTCTAAGTACAACGAGTTAATAACTAAAAAGAAGACTAACGAAGAAGCACTAGCTGGCGCTAAAGCACACGCACTAAGTTTGATTGAGCAAAAAACTGAAGAGGGGATTAAGATTTTTGGTCTAGAAGTACCTTTTACAGGTGAAACAACAACCAAGATAAAAGAAAACAGTAGTAAAGACTTTGATGCTATGTGGAACAGTTATGACTAGAGAAGAGTTTATTGCTGAAGCAAAAGCCAGAGGCCTTCCTAAAGAAGAAGTACGCATTAAGTTTGAAAAATTAGAGGCAGAAGGAGCCTTTGATGATATTCAAACTACTTCTGTTTCTATAGAAGAACCCGCACCAGAAGAACCTAAAGAGGACATCGGCTGGTGGGACGAGTTTAAGTTAGCTTACGATACTACGTACACTGATGTTCAAGATTGGGGCTTGTCCCTAGAAGCTGCCATGCCTATGGGAAACATAGACTTTGAAGGTGGCTTACCTGTGTACCGTTCTCCAGCAGAACTCTATGGTGCTGACTTTGAAAATATGGACTACGAGCAGCGCAAGGAATATCTCGCAAACCGTAGGGAGTTCTTGGGTAAACTAGATAACATTGACACTATCTTGTATCAAGAAGATGCTGGCAAAAGTGCTAGCGCTTCAATCCTAGGCACACTAACAGGTGCACTAGCTACCCCAACTACAGTAGTACCCTTTGGTAAAACAAAGGTAGCACAGGCTGCTACAGGCGCTGCTATTGGTGCTGAGACTGCCGCTGCTAAACAGTTGGTTGAAGGTGAGTTTGACCCTGTAGAGTTTGGTGTGATGACAACTATCGGTGCTGTGGCTCCTGCGGCTACAGAGGCTGTTGTAAAAGGCGCTGCTAGTGTAACCCGAAAGGGTGTTGAGGCTGTCAAGGAAGCTGAGAACAGAACTAGGGTTACTGCTGCTCGCCTCATGGGTAAGCAAGCTACACCACGGTCACAGAAGAAAGCTGATAAGTTGGTTGACAAGCTAGAGCAAGAGTACGCCAAGGGTGTAGTCGAAGGGCTAGACGAGAAAGCTATTGTAGCCAAAGCCAATGAAACCTTAGGTTTAAGAACAGATGATCTTGATGATGTTCTGGTACACGCCAGCAGACAACCCGTGATTCCTAATGCTGAAGCTGCTGTTAAGATTGTAGCGGCACGAGAAAATCCGTTAGCATCTACAACCATGATTGGTAAGGCTTACGATGCTGTAGCTGCCCCTATTAGCACTGTAATTAAGAATATTGATAAGCAGACATTTGCTCGCTTGCGTAAGTACGAAAAGGATCTGCACGTAAACTCCTCAGAAACTATGAACAAGCTGGGTAAGTTTATCACTGGCGCTGCTAGAGCAAACAAAAGCAACCCACTAGAATTTAAGAGTTTTCAACGAGCATTGTTTAACGGTAAGATAGATGAAGCTAAAGCTATTGCTGCTGATAGCACATCTAAAGAGATGCGTGATTTACTGCCTGAGATAGAGGATGTACGTAATACTCTGAATGATTTGTACAAAGGTCTTAAGGACTCAGGTGTTAAGATTGAGTACAGAGAGAACTACTTTCCACGGATGGTCAAAGACTACGATGGTTTACTGCGAGCCTTAGGCACAACACGCAAGTCTGAAGTAGAACAGGTTTTGAGTAACTATGCGAAGTCTAAGAAGGTGGACAGTTGGAGAGAGTTAGATGATCCTGAAATTAGTCAGGTTATCTCTCAGTATCTTCAGAGACGCCGGGGTGTCGGCGGTAAACCTTCTATTGCTAGAGAAAGAAAAATCGAAGAACTGGACGATATAATTGACCAGTACTACTACAGCGCACCTGAGTCTCTGCAGATGTACGTTACTCGTGCAGTGCGTGAGGCTGAGAAGCGTAAGTTCTTTGGTAACCATGCAGTAAACAAAGAGGGTACTACTCTTGTAGATACAGAAGCAAGCATTGCCAACTACATTGCTGATGCAGCCAAGCGTGGTATGGATACAGATCAACTTGATACGCTCAACGCAATGCTCAAGGCTCGCTTTGAACTAGGGGAACAGGCGTCTAGTAAGTTTGTGTCGGGACTAAAGAACTTTCAGTACGCCTCTTTACTTGGTCAATTTGAATCTGCCTTGACTCAGCTTGGTGACGTAGGCGCTTCTGTTTACCTGAACGGGATGGTCAACACAATCAAAAGTTTGGTTGGTAAAAAGACTGTAACTGTAGAAGACATGGGCTTGATTAATAAAGTTGCTGCTGAAATGTCTAGCATTAACGGAACAGGTAACGCCCTTGAGTTTGTATTTAAGTGGTCAGGGTTTAACCAGATTGATAAGCTGGGCAAAGAAACCTTGATGAACTCTTCACTACAGAAGTGGTCTAAGATTGCCAAGAAAAATCCAGAGGCTGCTGCTAAGAGATTCAGAGACACGCACGGCGATGATGTATCTGCTTTGATTGATGACTTGGCTAACGACAGAATGACAGACAACGTGAAGCTAATGTTGTGGAACGAGTTGTCTGATGTACAGCCGATCTCTCTGTCAGAAATGCCAAAGAAATATCTAGAGATGCCTAACGGTAGAATCTTCTATGCTCTTAAGACGTTTACGTTGAAGCAGTTTGATCTGATTCGTAGAGACATGGTTGAAAAAATGCGCCACGGAAGTGCAAAAGAGAAAGTAGAAGGTACAACTAATATGTTGAGATATGCCACTGCAATGGGACTTTCTGGCGCTACAGTTCAGCAAACAAAAGATATACTCACTAAAGGCGAACTAGACCCTGAGAGTTTCCCAGATGATATGTACGAAAGCCTTATGACAATTATAATGTTTAGTAAGTATTCTAGGGAAAGATACTTTGAGCAAGGAAACGTTGGTACGTTCTTAGCCTCTCAGCTTGTTACTGTTCCTGCTGCTGAGTTACTGGATAAATCAGTTAAAGGTGTAATGGCTTTGACTGAGGAAGATGCAAAGGCTGACAAAGCCGTAGCAACAGCAGTCAAGAACATTCCTATCATCGGTAAGCAAGCGTACTACTGGCTCTTCGGTGGTGCTGAGCGTAAGCTAGAGTACGAGGCAAAGCAGAAAGCCAAGGAACGCAGCGAAGAACTTAAGAAAGCGGGGATTAACTAATGAAATACAAAGACCACAGTGTATCTTACACATCCATCGACTACCACAGTATGTGTCAGAAGTCAAAGGAAAAGATTCGTAAGATGCAACAAATGGGAATGACTACGCCCCATGACCCGAAAGACAAGCCAGAGGACGTAGCCAAGCAAGACAGAGGTTACTCTATCCTATTTTTCTCATAGTTCACAGTTGTTCCCTGTACAGGCCAGTTGTTGTGATCCTTCGGTCATGTCGCTGGCCTCCTCTATATCCCAGAAGATATCTTTCGGAAAGTCTTTTACAATCTTGTTGTATGTCTCCTTGTCAATAGGTTCATATGGTGCTTGTTGATAGGTGTGATCTGAGTAAGGAA